GGGGGGGCGCGGGGGGGGGGGGGGGGGGGGGGGGGGGGGGGGGGGGGGGGGGGTGCCCCCCCTCGTCTAACAGGGGGGGATAGGAAAACCGAAGCACTGATAGCTCCCTATCAAATCGATTGGTCTCAATTCCAAAACGTCGAGTATTTCTCCCATTGGTTGACCGATACCAAAGGCCGCATTTTGGAAGTCCCTCTTCGCAAGGGCAAATCCGACAGCGCGATGATTGACTATCTGAGCTTCACCTTTGGAATTGAAACGGTTTACAGCTTGTTCCCGAATGAAATTATCGGCGATAACCAGATAATCGAATATTTAAGCCTTGTTGTTGATCAGATTTTCGGTTTCGGCGTGTTATGCAAATTGCCGGGTAAAGGTAAATTTTTCTACGACGGCTATTACCAGTTGGGACCTGACAACGCAAATTACGGGCAAATCCACGTCGGCGGACAAAACGATACCGTATTGATTGACTTAAAAGGTGTCGGATGTATGGCGGCAAAACAGGGATGGGAAGTCTCCCTCTACCATTTTCTCAAACATGCCGACCGTCCCCGCATTACCCGCATTGATTTGGCTTGCGATTTCCTGAACGGCGAGTACACGCCCAATCAGGCTTATGACGATCATGAAAACGGCCTTTTCGATAACGGCAACCGCAGACCGAAAAAAGATACCCGTGGTTCTTCTTGGCACAAACAGGATTTTAGCGGCATGACGCTTTTCATCGGTTCTCGGGGTTCGGCCAAGTATTGCAGGATTTACGAAAAAGGCCGCCAGTTGGGCGATCCCGATAGTCCTTGGGTGCGTTTTGAAGTCGAATTCAGAAAGGCCGATTCTGTCTTACCGCTCGATATGCTGATTAAACCCGGCCAATACCTGACGGGGGCATACCCGATAGGGGAAAAGCTTTTTCAGAATAAGGCCGAACGCGTCGAAACCGCTAAAAGGATGGTCAATATCAATTTTGACAAATTGGAACGCCACGCTAGACAGCAGGTAGGCCGCATGATGAATTTCATGATTGATATCGGCATAAAGCCCGATCAGATTTGCGAAAGATTAAGGGCTGATGACGGCAAATACCCTAAAGGCTTAAATCCCCAAGAGTACAGCTATAACGGTGTAACCGTGAAATACATGCACCAAATCGGCCAAGGCCATCAATCCGACGAATACGGAATTTTAGAAGATACCAGTTTTAATCAACCAATAGACTTAAAGGATATACCAAATGAACTTTGAACAACTCAATAAGCAAGACTATGAAACAGCCATCATCATGGGTGTAACTAAATTTAAAGGCGAGATCGAAGGCAATCAGATCGATACCTGCACGATTTTCTGGGCGACGCCTTTCAATGCCGAATCGGGGAATGCCGTAGGGGTCGGTTTGGCCAAATTACGTTTCGGCGACAGCTCTAATTTCGAGATGTTTAAAAACCTTAAATTTCCGATGGAAATGGAGCTGTTAATCGGCCGCACCACCAATTCCAGCGGTAAGGAAACCGCCGTAGTGAAAGATGTTCGGTTTCAGGTAGTGCCGAATCCGAAAGAGAAATAAAGGATGAAAAATGTATGAGTTTAAACAACGTTTTATCGTTCAGGATTTGGAAAGCGGCGAATTCTTATGTCCTGATCCCGCAGGCGGAATAACGCAAACGCCTTATATTAAACAGGCGGGAAAGTTTGATTATCAGGAAGACGCCATGGATGCGGGCATAGACGAAATAGGCGAACAGTTCGCGATTTTTAGTTTCTTTGAACGTTCGGAAGTCAAAAATTAAACGGTTTCAGGCTCGGCGGGCGGTCTGATCAATCCCTTCACAGCCCGCAAAATTTTCAGGCTCTCCCGCCTGCCTCCGAAAGCGGGAAAACAAAAAAAGGAAAAAAATCATGAATATCATGAAAAAATATGGCAAGCAAATTGCCGTTATGGGTGCCGCTCCGTTGGCTTTTGCAACTCAAGTTTGGGCTGATGTGCCTCAATCCATTAAAGATGACATTGGCACGGCAAAAACAGACGCTGTAACCGTTGCTGGTTTGATTCTCGGCGTATCGGTGGCAATTTTCGGCGTGATGATCTTGATGCGATTCTTCCGCTGATAAAAAGGGGCGGTTTCCGCCCTTTTATTTTTAGCTTGGTTAAAGGATAAAAAATGATTCTTCAGACAATAAAAGATACGTTTTCATCCCTATTGACTGATGTCGGTATCGTGGGTTGGCTGGTTATTGGCTTATATGTCGTACTTTTTTCCATGCGGATACTTTTAAAGGTTATTGATTTTAGGCGGGCAAAAATCAATAGAAGGATACGCCAAAGACAACGGGACATAAATAAATTGAAGCGTGATGTTTATTGGCGCAGACGGAATGACTATTACACTGCACGAACAGCCTATTTCCGCTCTCGAACAAGGGGTAGATGGTAATGGGTTATCAGGTCGGCCATATCTGCCACGCAACCAAACAAAGTGCCGAAAACGCCTATTTCAGCCAAGTAACGCCCAATATCCATGACGGGAAAATATATCAAATGCAATATACGCCGTTGGGCTGGCAGTTTGAGGGTTTGCAAGTAACCGCATCTTTGCCGGAATGCGATCCAAGCCAAAATTTCCAAGACGGCTTAATGATAGGTTGGGCACTTTTTGGCGTGTCTTTGTCCATGTGGGGCATCAAGCGCATCCATAGATGGTTTAACAGATAACGGGGCTAAAGATGATCGACGTTTGGTTTTTTATTGGTTTGTCCGTTCCTTTAATCGTGATGTGGGTTTTATTTAAATGAAAAAGTTTTTCTTATTTGCCGTCTCATTTTTATTGCTGCTCCCCTTGGCCAAAGCAGAAAACATCATCCAGCTGACGGGTGGTAATTATATTTATGCCGAAGAGGGCAAACTCGTTTTCAACATTGATCCTGAAGTGTTTTTAAATAGGAATTGGCGTTATGACGCATCAAAAGGCGGTGCGACAACCCTGTTTTATCAAAAAATGGACTTCAAAACCCGCCATAGCAACGATTTCCACGCTTACGATATGGCGGCGGCAAGAAAATACTATGAAGATTTACACTATGCAAAATCAAACGGTCGAAACGGCTACGGCTTTTACAAGCTCGTTTATACCGAAGCACATTTGAACCAGCGGCATATACGCCGCGTGTTTTGGCCTGTGGTTTGGGCGGGCGTGGTTAGGGTCGGCGGAATTGTTTTAGAAAATGTTGTACCTAGAGTTGTAGTTAAATGTTTTACCAATATAACTTGTCGTACTGCGTTAGGTGTAACGGCAGCGCATATATGTTTTTTAAAACTCGGTGAATATGTTGGTCTACCCAAAGGTATCTGCTCCGAAGCCGAAAAAGCGGGATTTAAAAAAAATGAAAATGGCGAATACGTAAGGCCTGAAGGGGAATATTTTTCGGTCAAATATTTTAAAAATTGCGGCCCCCATTCTTCATTTTGTAGTGATGTAGATTTTAAACATTTTAATAATGAATCTGACGCTATTGAATTTGCAAAAAATTATACTGCTGAGGCCGTAATTGCAATACGGCAAGTGCAACAGTATGAAAGATTGGCGGCCTGCATAGACGGCGGAAAAAGCGGATGCACCTGCTACACTGACCAGGCAACCAAAATTAAAGAAATACCGCAAAAAGAGTGCAAGCAGTACGCGAAAGACGGCCTTCCATTCGATCCGTTCCGCCAACCTCCGGTAACAGCCCCCATGATGCCGCAACAGCAGGAAACGCCCGTAGAAGCCCCCAAGGTTGCCAGCTTGGGCGGCCAAGACAAACTAACCTTACTGCCCGATTACACGCAAGGTCCTACAGCGCAATAATATAAGGCCGTCTGAAAAGTTTCAGACGGCCTTTAGTCCTCGCAAATCAGCATAAACATTAGGCCTTGAGCATCGTTATCGTTTGGGCTAGACTGCGGGCTTTCTTTTGGGTGAAGAGCTATGGAATGCACTGCTTTAAATGACAAATTGATACATTTAGCGGGTTATGCTGTTTTAATGATTGGATTATTTTTACTTTTTATGTCTCCGCCTGAAGGTAGAAAAAATGGTCAAGCTTTGTTTGTGCAGATTTTTTCTTCTATTGGCTTAATAATCGTAGCTGTTCAGCTTTTTTATGTTTGTAAATAATTACCCCCAAACCCTTTGCAAGTTGCCTGCCAGCTTGCAAACAGATTGAGGGTAGCTCCCGCAATCAAGCCCGCGACCCCGAAAGTACGGCCTGAACGTCATAAAAGTTCGGTAAAGAGATTGGCGGCGCGGGCATCTTATAAACAAAAGTTTGGATACTATCTTAGACAAAACGTCAAAACCGGACAGCTCGGCCAAGTGTCCGGGTAAGACAAAAAGTCTGAATACAAGGTTAAATCAAACGAAAAAGGAAAAAATGCAATGTACTTAGGATTAGATGTGTCCAAAAACACATTAGATTGCTGTCTGAACAAAGACGGCTTTTTTTATGCCTGCAAGATAAGCAACAATGAAAAAGGATTTCAAAAACTCAAGGCATGGCTCGACGGCCACGGCTGCGACGAAACACTACATTGCTGCTGTGAAGCCACGGGCAATTACTACGAAGCCGCCGCCGAATACTTGGCCGCACATTACAAAATGAGCGTGGAAAATCCCAGGAAAATAAAAGCCTATGCCGTATCCGAACTCAAGAGGAGCAAAAACGACAAACAAGATGCAAAAACAATAGCCGAATTTTGTGAAGAGAAGAGCAGGAAGTTAAAAATATGGAAACCGAAAAACCAAACGGAAAAGGAGCTACAAAGTATTACACGCTACATAGCAAGACTGAAGCAACAAAAAGCATCTGAAACAGTCAAAAGGCAAACCGCATCCGAAAACATCAAAGACTTAATAGACGAAACCATAGACTATCTAGGCAGCAAAATAAAAGAAGCCGAAGGCCGTCTGAAAACATACATTAGCCAAAATCCTGAACTCAAACAAAAGGCCGCCAACCTAATCACAATACCCGGAATAGGCATACAGACGGCAGCAATCATCATGACCGCACTATCGGGCAATAACGATTTCAAAACCGCTAAACAATTTACCGCATATCTCGGCCTTGACCCTGCCGAATACAAAAGCGGAACATCAATCAAAGGCAAAGACAGAATATCCAAAGTTGGAGATTGCATAACAAGGGCGGCACTATTCAGCCCCGCCCTTGTAGCATACCGCATCGGCACATTTCCGCGCCTTGTTGCCAATATGAGGCAAAACGGTAAACACATCATGCAAATTCTGACGGCCATAATGCGGAAGCTGGCAGTCGTAGCCTATACCCTGAATAAAACCGATACAACCTTTGAAAAACAAAGGCATACAAGAATTCAACAGAAGACCGCCTAA